TCCCCATAAACCCCAACCTTAGAAACATCAATCTGTAAATAGGTACACGTTGCATAACAAATCGCATAAAAAATCAGCGACTCGAGCTCAAACGTGTAACCATTTCCCATGCTGCTGAATTTTTGAAGTTCATAAGCACGAGTGGAACCTATAGGCTGCGACAAACCAAACTCCTCTAACATCGATTCACTGATGACAGGGGGAAGATTCACGCGAGACGTTCTCAAACTATCGAGCAGATTCGCCCAATCGTAAGGTAAAAGATTCCAAACCAATTCGTTACTAAGACAATCAGAGGCCATAGATAAATCAATAGTGGCAAGTTCTCCACTTATTGATCCTTCGTAAGCCAGATCCTGATTGCGACTTTGATCACGAAGATCGATGCCAGAACGCAGTAGACGGTCTCTAAGATACGAACCAACTCCTTTTTGGAAGAATCCATTTAGGATAGGTTCGATACTTATACTCCGGTCTGTTTTTGCATTCTTAGGTACGAATATCACTTTACCCGGAACCACACTTACATTTACGACAAATGTCTCTTCTTCGAGACCAAGGTCGTGCAAGGCAGCCCAATGGGGAGTTTCGCTAAGGAACTCCCCGACAGTTGGAGATAAATTCGCACTACACTCTAAAGGCACTCCCAACTTAATCCTAGGATTTGCGTGGGAGCTCTTTACGTTGGTGTTCGCACCCGGGCCAAAAGCGAAAGAAAATTCGTCTAGCACTGGAACAAGCCCTAAAACAGCAGCAATTTTACGCTGAGCGATGTATAATACACTGCTTACGTCTGATCCCCTTTTAGAAGGATCGGATGCACACTGCTTAAAACGCTTATTAGTGTCTCGACATTTCGCTTCGGCTTCGGCAAAACGCTTGGCAGCAGAGTAACTCTTATCCCAAGTCTCAGAAAGTTTTAAAAACTGAGACTTTTGGAATAGAGCCAAAATTTGCCTAGCGTAGATGGCGTCAGTGACGTCAACGCCGAAATTGTGCTCAAAAATACTATAGTCTAATTCATAAGACATAAGTATGGTAAAGTCATGCTGAGCGTACGCATTTAGCATACGCGAAACAGGACCACCTAATTCAGAGCATTTCTCCGAGAGAGCCCGCAATATTACTAAAGACTCACGAGCATTCCGTTCTTTTATCCAACTCATAATCTACTCCTTTATTGGTAAATTTACCAGTGAGAACACTGATATGGGATCGAACAAACTTAGTTCGGTTTGAGAACGGTTACCAGAGCGTTAGTTATCGGCAACACACTGTTGACAAAGGCATTCCCCGCTGATGTATTAGCGAGGACACCTGTTGCAGTGGTCGACGACGCGCCCTGGAGAATACCAAGTGTCATCTTAAGAAGATCCGCCCGATTTTGCGTGGTACTGCGACGATCACTGAACATCGTGAAAATCGCAGTATTCACATAAGCTACTTTCGGCGGAGCGACGTAACCGGCACTAGTACCCGATGCACCTAAGGTCTCCAGTACGGGGACTTCCAACTTTACCGTCATTTTGTAGCTGCCATTCTTTGTCTGATTACTGGACAAAGTTAAGCGAACTTGACCATCGATAGGCACACCTGATACAGACGCCCGCCACATTGGGTCGGGATTGTCTGTAATAGGAATAAGTGTGAATTCGACGGGGGTTGTGACGGTGTCGTCTTTGACAAGTATATTAGTCATTGCTGGCATTATAGCCTCCTGAAGCGGGAATGTTACGGTTACAGATCAAACAAGACGTCGGATCTGGTTAAACTTACTCTTTAGGATACCACGAGTCTCATTTACAATAGATCTTCGTTGTAAAGTTGACGAACGGATTGAACTATCGAGTTTCGGAGCGACCATCTGATGGAGCAAAGCTAGCGCATTCTGAATATGAATAGGACTAAGAGCTTTATCAATACTCTTAAAACTAGGCATCGGAACAGCTAAGCTGCTTGATACTGATCGGGTGACGGATACTGTATTTGCCATACAACTAGCATTTACATAAGGATCCTTCAAACCCGTCCCAGTCGTCGTACTTGTGGTATAGTCCGATGTTAGGAACTTCCCAGAAATAAACGGCACGGAGTTTAACGCTTCTAAGTAAGTACCGATAGGAATAAACCAGTCGGCAACAAAACTAAACGGCGTTAGCTCCCAAGCTACGGAAAGCGGGTCAGTAAGACCCATGGCACGTGGAGTTGACAACGTTTCGGTGAGAATTGCTTTAATTTGCCTACTAGTAGACGAATTAATTTCCCACTGAGCGTATTGATTCCCTCCATACTTTCCCCCATATCTGTAAGGCGCCCAATCTTTCTTCATAGTAATAACATGAATTGAGGTACGGGGCCTAGCAGTATGTGCTACTAAGGCTTTATGAGCCTCGTAAACATCTTTTAAAAGGGGTTGCCATCCATATCTAACTTCCAGAAACATAGCACTCACGTCACTAGGACGTAGAGCACGAGGATCCTGGATTCTCCTACCCTGAGGTCCCTGCAACTGTGATCTGTTGTGGGTACCACGGGGAGATGCACCAAGGGCCCGAACGGCCAAATCTATACGGCCTCTTCGCAGTTGCCGAATAGACGAGGTGATCCGGTGAACAGTACCAACCATTAGCTCATAGGTTTGCTTAGACTCACCAAGCGCGACTCCCATATTGAAGGAGTGTTGCTTAATTGAGTCAGTAAGCTTACCTAATACTGCTAATGTATCGTTACTGGACCAAGCCACATTTTGTGGACCCCAGACTACCCCCATCCACTCTACAGTGGTATAAGGGGAATATCCGCGGCCAGGCTGTTGTCGAGCCTGCTTGAACGTCATGGAGTAAGGGTTCCAGTTAAGAAATCTTTTACTGGAGTCACTCCATTTACCATTAGTCCCGTTCCAAGTCTTACTAGCATAGTAAGAACCTAGTTCAGAACCAATGGTTCTAACGCCGGTAGTCATAACGAATTACCGTTATTATGCAGATCGACGGCACTCAGATTTAACTGGGCAACGTCAATCGCAGGACGTTCTTTGAAAAAAGAACGCGGGGATTCAGAACCCCCATCTTCCGTTGTACGATTCTTTGGAGAAACATCAAAGATCTTTTGAAGTGTGGAAACAGTGAAGGGCAAAAACTCGATTATCGCAGGATCAAGGATAGAAATCCCATAACCTACGACAATCAAAAAGATTGCTGCCCACTTTTTTCCTTTCAATTGATCCATAATGATCTCCTTAGATAG